TGGGCATCATCATCAGGCAAGTGACCACTCTGAACCAACTATCAATGGTAAGGTTATAATGTGTTGGAGCGTGGCCTGTCTATGTGAGCTGCACCCTGATTATATGCCTATCAACAAGCACCACCATGGCTTTGCCCATGTGCGTGTTATGGATAGCGGAGATTTTGAAGTGAGTAATTACAGGATTGTGAATGGTAAGATTCGATAATCAAAAAGGCCCCACCGTTGTGAGGCCTAATTGAATCAATAACAAAAACAATGATGCATGAACACAGCACCAGTTCGCAAATATAGCACAATGAAACGCAAGCCACACCCTAAAGTCATACAGCGCAAACTCGGACGCGAAAAGGCCGATGGATTGTATTGCGATAACGTGATAGAGATAGACCCAACCTTGCCACCTATGCGCTATCTTATTGTACTTGTCCATGAGTATCTACATCACATACAGCCTGAATGGAGCGAGGAGAAAGTTGATGCCGAAGGTGAAGCACTGGGTAGGTTTCTTTGGAAACAAGGGTATCGCAAAGTATCGCAGTAGTTAAAACTTATCCGCTATCCCGGCTTCGAGTAATTCGGCGTGCAACCATTCGCGCACCTTACCTATTATCTCGTACTGTTCTTCTGTAAGGTCTTGGTACTTTTCAAGGCTGCGTAGGTGCTGCCTTATTTCATCAATCATGTCAAAGTACTTCACGCTATTTATGGCGCAATCAAACGCGTGCTGGTCATGCTTAAGGTCAAACGTTAGTGTTGCTTTCATTTTCTGATTTGTTTGGTAGTCCTGCTTTACAATCTGTGTAGCCTTCGTTGTAGGCATTGATAAGGTTAGTCATTTCGCGCGTCTGTGCTTTCATCATAAACGCATCCAGCTCAATCCAAGATATGTTTACTGTTGCGCCTTGAAATCTTCGCCTTAGTGATTTGCTAAGTGTACGGATTGCGGTTTCTTTTTTTTCTTGTTCCATAAATTTTATCATTTATCTATGTTAAAATAAACAATTCGGAAAAATAACATCATCCATAGATGTAATTTTTTTAATGTATTCTACTTGGTCATTTGAAAGATTAAACCATTCGTAATGCACTCTTTGTTTTTTAAAAATCTTGTGCAAGGTTTTTTCTAATAATGCATGTTGATTGATATACAAGTGCCATATATATTCATATGGATACGGACTAGAACCCGCTTTAGTAAAAAATCTAGCGGATAAATTGTTAGTTCTTCCAATCTTATAACGATCATGACATTTTATTAAGTATACGGTTGGTTTTCTATCGTAAATTTTTTCTAAATGAAAAGGTGATTTTGATGCACTACTTTTATTTGGTGTACCCTTTTTTCTACCACCTGTTTTTATACGTTTTGCCACAATCATAGCCATTTGGTTTCTTTGGTTAGTGTGTACAGGTCTTTGTTGACCGATTTGATTTTGTGGTTTAGGTTGTCTTTAAGATACTTTGTCTTTGCATTTGCAAACATGGTAAGCAGGTTAATGCGTTCCACCTTTAGCACCTCAACTGATTTAGTTACCCTTTGTCGCATTGAGTTTTAGTATTTCGCTTTTAACGTGTTGATAGTAGGCTTTGACTGAGTAGTATTCCCCGGTACCTTCAAAGTCATTTACGATATCGGTAGGCGCATTAGCCAGCGCTTCATTGACGCAGAACAGCGCAGCGTTTACGGCTTTAATGTGTACCTCAACTAACTCGCCTTCTTGCTTACCATTCTCGATGATGTCAAAATAGTTCGAGTACAGTTGCCATGCCTTTTCTTTTGCTTTCATTGCTCACCTCCTTTGTATGTTTCGTCGTAGTATCTCTTACATGATTCTTCTACACGAGATTCCATTCTCTCATCTATTTCATCCCAACATCCTTGTGTATACGCTTGCTCAATTTGCTCTCGCTCCATTGCTTTGGCATATTCAAAATCACTTTGTGTTAATTCACCATTCTTAAAGAAATGTGTTCTGTATAGCCAGTCTACTGCTGTTTGTTTACTCATAGTGCTAAGGTATTAAGGTATTCACGCCACATCGGTACACGCTCCTGAAGCTTTGCGATAGCATCTGCATCAAACTCAACAACCTTTTCGTGTATGCGTTCAGCGATGGGTATATCAAATGCCCATTCGTCGCGCGGTGTTTCTAGGTTTGCATCCGGGTATTCGCGCAGGAATCGTGGCATATCGTATATCATATTGCGTTCAATGCTCTTTGCCTTCTTTAAAAATACAGGGTCGCCCTGTGGATCAATAAGATTTAACCTGCGAGATAGTCTGTACTTCTCATCGTTAATCATTTCAATCGGTGCGCTTACCAGCACATAGCAGAACGTGGCACGCGGTGCGCCCGTGAGCCAGCAATACGCTTGACCTTGCCAGTAGTAGTCTTTGCTAATATCATTCTTCATTGCATCCATAAAGGTGTGTATGTCCCATGAAGATTTGATATCGGGCACGTTCACCACTAGACCTGTTTCATCATCTTTGATAAGCAAATCGGGTGTGCCTTTGATGCACTCGTTAGTAAACATCTCTTCATTCTTAAATACGATTTCACCGCGATGCCTACGCCACATATCGATAGCGTCATTCTCTACGGCTAGACCTTTCTCAATGTACTTATTGCTCATCTCTTTGTAGCGATTGTATCGCTGTTGGATGTAGACTTCAAGTAGTGCGCTCTTTGTTGTTTCGCTTAGACCTGATTTGGTCCTAGCATCGGTCATCAACTTACCTAGTTGTGACGCTCTAAATAGTGTGTTGTTCATGTCGTTATTGATTGATGGGGTAAATATAGCAGATAGTTACATTGCGTAACCACCTGCTACAAATTTTAACATTTACTCGATGCCGTATTGTTCTTTCTTGGCATTGAGTTCATCACCCACTTCCGCTAGGACTTCGGGACTGCAAGCCTTATAGATTTTGAGCAGCTGCGTGAGGTCGGTTGCTTGCTGGATGAGTTCGCGCACATACGCTACATCCTGTTCGTGCCCCCTGCCTAATGCGCCTTTTAACTTGAATGGCTTATACGTGTCCTTGTTCTTGCGGTTAAGGTCACGGCCAAACACCTTACCTAATGACAGCGCAGCGTTTTTAAGGCACTCTGCTTTGAGTTTACCAAATGCCAAGTCCATTGCATTGGCTTTTTTATTATCGGGGTTTAATGCCCATCTATTGCGATCAATCCCGGTCACGCCATCGGGCACACGGTCAACCATTATGATAACCGAAGCAGCACCTACCCTGCGCAGTTCGTAGCCGCTTATAGGGTGAATCACTACAAGGTCAATGGATGCTTGCACTTCATTGGCTAATACTGCCCACTTAAAATTCTCTGTTCTCCAGTGTCCAAAGAATAATTCATCTAATGTGGTTTCAACGTGGCTAATGACTAGCGTGCGTGCTTTCTTGTCGGGTGTTGATTCAATACCCAGTTCATCAGGTTCTGCATTGAGCATCTGCTGAAACTTCTGTAGTGCTTCCAAGTTGTCTTTGTGAAAGTTCATGTTGTTATTGTTTATTGATTAATACTTAGCAAGGCAATCGTTTAACTCTTGGCAGTAAGATAGAACGGCAAAGATTACGATAATGGCTACAACGTAGCGAAGGATAGTACAAAGTGTTTTCATGTGTATTGTTTTTAAATTGATAGCCAAATGTAGCGTAAATACTTACACGCACCTTGTTAAAAATTGTTAAAATTGAGGAGGCTACGCCCACGAATAGCTGCCGTAGTTCGGGAATAGTTCGAAGTACATGCGCATCATTATGGCATCTGCGTAGTCGGGTGACTTCCCGTGCATGCGTGCTATCTCGTCCTTGCTGATCACGGCGAGCTTTCCATCTGCTTCAGGTGTGCGCCTGCGTATCATGTCCAGTTCTTGCACGATTACGTCCCGGAATCGGTCTACTTTGAACACTACTTTGTTCTGCTCTATCAATTCTGCTAGCTTAAAATAGCACTCAGCTTTTTGATTGGTAAACTTATCGGGTTGTTTAGCACGCCCACCATTGAGAAAGCCGCGACACTTTAAGGTATCGACTACACCACCACCTACACCATCCTCATCACAGATCACCTTGCTTAATTTGATGCTGTGCCTGTCACAAAGTTGGCGAACATTTGTTACAACTGTTGTGATGGGTTGCTTACGCAGCTCGTGTATCTCGATTAGATGCAAGCCTTGCCACACACAAATGACTGTGCGGTCTTTTCCTAGTCGTGCGATATCCGCACTTATGTACTTATCTCCTTTGCTTTCCTCATCACGGAAGCAGCGCACCAAATCATCGTACTGGTATAAGTTGTCTATGGACTCATCGTATTCCCAGTCCCCGTGTAGGAGTCTTCGCCTGTCTATCTCGGGCAATCGCTCCAAAGTTTCGATGTAGGTTTCAGGCAAGTGTGGGTTATCGGTTGGCAGCGACGGAATAAATGCAAGATGTCCCGGCAACGAATCATTCTTGAATGGTGCG